GTCAATTGTTAAGTGACTTGCACTATAACTCATCGCCACCGGCGGACTAGCATGCTAGCCCGTCGGCGTGTGTATTGCCTGACAGAGAAAGGTTGGAGACAATCGTAAGACTGCTCCCACCACTTACCTAAGTAGTACATATCACCAGGACGATCTACTTCTAGATCATTTGAATGGCGTGCTTCCGCGAAATGTCGCAAAAGCATCGACCAACCAGGTAACTGTTGCTTAACAATAGGTGACTGGACGTCCCAAACAAGGATTTCGCGCTTCTGAAGCGCGAAGTTCGTTCGGGAACGGACAGGTTTCTTGTCGTCTGTCGATACGCGAAGATAAGGACACCTCTTTAATGAGGTGGACTCATCCGGGATGTATCCGTAGATACGTACCAACCAATCAGCAATTAGCTGAAAGGTCTTACGTAAACGCGCGTCATAGCAATTGTTGGCGTACTCACACCAACTTGCTAAAACGTCAGGTTGACGTGATGATGACCAGACGGTCCTGAAACGGACCGGAGTGACATCGTAGCCATTGAAGGCATCGGTGCCACAGGACTCTCTAAAGAGTCCGCTGATGCAACTCTTGTCGCGGTTGATTTTCAACCCTACCGACTCGAGTAGTTCGATTGCGTTCTCGGCGTAAGCCGTTGGAACAATCACATCATCACCATACACAGCTATACGATCTCTCGTATAGGTGTCAGGAGCTCCGGCGTGCAGAAGTGCCCAGATTGTTGTTGCCATTATAGGGAAACATAAACTGCTTCCCATTGGCGCGAACTTTCTTAAAGGCAAGACTTTGCCGCTCGGTAACTCAGTAGACGAACTCCTACAAGCCAAGAGGCACTTAACAAGTGCGTCGGGATATAGGAGGCGAACTAACTCAACTGTAACGCGATCACTAGCTTCTTTCAAGTCTAGTGTCACGTACTTACCAGTTGACGACCCAAGAAGGGCGCCAAGTTGGTTCGTTCGTTGAGACGTGAAGCGCACGTGCTCCCTGGAAAGGGAGTGCGTTTCAAGGTGACGGACCAGGGCCGATCCTAGCCCCTGCTGAACCCATTGATAATCAACAGGTTCACAGGATATTAGTCGGGGCCCACGCGAGTCCTTCGGCACGAGTACTACCCGTGCAGGAAGATCTCTATCAGTAAGGGATTCGAAATCCCTGTATGCATCACAGACATGCCCAAGAGACGCGAAGAAGTACGCGTCCAAAGGATACACGCTAGTGATGTTCGCCGAGATATTAGTCCAACGATACTTATCCGATAGCTGCTGCTTTGTAGCAACAGCCCCCGGTCCGTGTCGAGGATAGATATCCATCGGGTCAAAATCCGCGAAAAGCTCTGCTAAGAGCTTTCGAGCGGAGCGTATAGTGCATAACCATTCGTACTCAGCCCTAGTTCCGCCCACTTTTTCGAGTGGATAGAAGCCAGAGTTGTAGTTACCGAAGAAGGTTGTGCCATCTGTAGAAACGCGGAGATGTTCTTTCCCGTTAAGGGAGAGAGGCTCAATCGGTAAGCTAACGTCGCAATTACGCGACGGTCGCCAGACCAAAAAGCTATTCTCCGGTTCTGAATGTCTAAGAAAACATCCACGTATTGTGGACAGTTGCTCAGACACTGGTCCAAGTTCGTCCTCGGTTCTTTCGAACTGTTGGATGACTTTTTCACATTCTTTGTCTTCATAAGGTAGCTTGTACTTGTAAAAAGAGTACAAGATCAACCGAAGTGATCTGACACAGTCTGCCTGGACTTTTTGATCCAGGACGCAGGAACAACGAAGGAGTTCACCTTTAGGTGAAAACACTTTGCTAAAGAGCTCTCCGAGAAACCTCGGCAGCTCACTGTTCTTCATAGGTTGAAACCTATGGGTAGCAGCTGTTAGCGGCGTGTTTTCGCAAAGGGCCCTGTCAAGGGCCTTGCCTAAAGATGGTAAGGTTTTAGTGAAAAAACCTATTCCTTCATTCAAAGCACGACGCTGAACCACTTTCGTGGTAAGGCGGAGTGCTTTACAGTTGAACACAGCTCCATGCGACGTTTGAACGTCGTGCAGGAGTGTGACGATGAGTTTAATTACTACATCTAGGCTCTTATTAGGACCCAATTGGGTATCCTTCCTAGAGCATGCATACACCTACACGATTCAACGTATCTATTCATCACTATGTCAATTATCTCAAAGAGACAATTCAACAAAATGCTAGAACCCGAAATAAGGCCGCAAGCACCTAATAGTTATTTTAGGCTGCAAGCGATCCTACCCGGGTCCGTAGCAATCCCAACAGGATATGATCCCGTCTGGCAGTATACTCCAACGCCAAGTGGTGTCTTGGACTTGACCTCAGACGACATTCCAGCTGTTCCGGCAAACATAAGAGGGTGGCTTTATATACCACACAACTTTAGGTTTATCCCAGATCATCTGGTTGGCGCGGGTCAACCCCATCAGACAGCTCACCCAGCTTGCTGGGTAGAAGGCTGGACGGTCTAACATATCCCACGGGACATGACGTATAGACCTAACGGTTTTTAAACAGGGAGTAGAAGAACATTGCTATGGCCGAAAGGATCGAGATGATCCAACCGATCGTAGAAAAGCTTCCAGTCTCACTGGGACCGTCAGGAAGAACTTCCGGTAACGAATTGGTGTTCGTCTGTGACAGCACCGTTCCTACTGTAAGGAAGAATGCAATCACAATCAGGCGGGCGGCCATAATTACAGGCCTCCGCTGATTAGGACTACTGATCCATTGCCAGTGCCGTCATACAGGATCGTCGTACTTGCACCAAGCGAGTACATAAACGATCCCATTTGAGCGTTAACATTGGCAACCTCCGTCGACGCAAGTAGGGCCCCAACGGGGATTATTCCTACTTGGTAGATCGAGATGACACAAGTTCGAGTAGCGTCCACGGTCGAAGCGACAGTTTTGTCGAATCGAACGAGGCTCCGCCTAATCTTATTTATGCCAGAACCAGTCTCGACGTGTTTCAACGTCAAGTGGTTCGGATACGGATAAGCTTCGGTAATTTGCCGAAACGTCCGAGTGCGATCAGATCCACCGGTCAGATGTTCGAATTCGACTTCTGTGCCGGCAGCGTTCTTTATTTCGTTTGTGTTAAGTGTATTACTTAGCATGCTTACGTTATGGTTTCTTGTTTAGGACAACACGTGCCTCACGAGCCAGTAAAATTACTGGGCCATGAAGTACGTCGAGTTTGGTGACTACGCCGTGCAATTACCAGCGCGGCACCTAGACTGAACTCGTTAGCATTCAGCCCGCTCGATGTTATCGAGCTGGCTTCCGGAAGGCCAACTTCACGGCGATAAGCCGATTCGTTGACTATCGGAAGCGGTATCCACTGGGACTTGACAGAACTACCGAGAATAGCGTTATCAAGGGCTGTAAATTGCCTTTGAACAAGCACTTTTCTCGATCTCTTGACAGACCAGAGGTATCGATGTATGTTTATCTGCGGATCCATGAGACCCACTCTGTTGTTATTGAGCCAACGGCTTACGCCGAAAACCCAATCGACAACAAAGGACCAGGGAATCGCATTCCAAATGACAGCAGGGTTGAAATTTGCACCCACTGCATCTAGAAGCGAAAGTAATCGAGCATGCTCGATCTGGTATTCAGTATAATTGTAATTATACTGAATTTCTGCATGGAACGTAGTAGGTTGTGAGTAAACGTACCTCCTTGAGACAGAGGTCGTAGCGAAGCTTAGTCCTCCATTGTAAAGTGGAGAGACAGGCAACGGTACGTTGTTCTCTGAATAAGAGGACAGCGGGTACTCGTTCAACACGCGGGTGTAATGCCGGCGTTGAACCCTACCAGCACGAGTGATGAAGTCGTTTAAACGACGTTCAGTTCGCGTTAAAGCGGTTTTGATACCGCTTATGTCAGATAGCAGGGGCAAAATATTAAATTTTGCTTGCAGATAACTGTCTGCACCTGCACGGGCCCATTCACGAGCGGACTTTGTGAAGCTTCTATAAGCTAAAGCAAAGCGCTGGCGCACTGACGGAATTAATTCCGGTAGTGAAGACAATGTCTTAATGGTTCGCGGGAGAGAAGCAAAGTCCTTTAGTTCGATAATCGAATTAATCAGACTAAGCTCAGGTCTTATGAGCGGCAACATAAATGCCAATGAGGCATCTTTGAGCGCTTGAAGATCGTCTGGTTCAGGCACGAAACCTAAATCAGATCTCTTGACGTATAATGGTGTCAACCCAAGATTGAGTTGACCACCTGCACCGTACTGACTCGTCTCATAGGCAACGTATGGCTCGTTCACCCACGCCTTAGCTGTAGTTCCATCACTGGAATATACAGTCGAAGACGCAAGCGGAACGCGCATACTACTGTCTGTGCCGGAAGAGGTAGCGAGTTTATAATGCTCGAAACGCTTCCATTCGGACCGAGGTCCTTCCTGAGTCGGTGACACTTCCTCAAAGTACCGGTAATAACCGGGTATTTGATAGTGCACAGGAACAGCAGGGAAGGCACCTAACATTAAGTCGAAGTCGACGTAATGATCGGGTACAATCTCGGACCTAGACGTGTCAGTTGTTTGCATACATTTGGACGCTGAACAGTATGTTCAACTTAAGGCAGGACGCCAACAGGGCGTCC